AAACGTTTGCTTTTAACTTCTTGGCAGCACAGTTGTCTCCAAGAACCCCAATTCAGGAAATTTCAACCGTCATGAGTTATTTAATATCAGTAAAGAAAAGACTAGTCCGTCGTGGACCCTCGAATCACCTTTTTTCACGAAAATATATGACTAAAAGAGTACAAGCTACATTTTGTGCTCACCATCGAGATTGTGAGTATTGCAATCTTGAGGTTTTGATAATATCAAAAAAATTTCAGCATTTGCCCAATTTGCGAATTGTCATGTCTAGATATGAAGGTCGTCGAGTGCTCACGGACGAGGAATTAGTATATAAACTTATGATGATGGTAGAAAATTTATATGTAAGAACGTTAAATGCATTTGATCTACAAGTCGCAATGAGTCCTATACAAGAGACTCGACTGTTAGTTAGTTTACAAACGCCACCAAATCAAATTTTATTACACCAGCGACTATTAAATACTCCTTATCCCTCTAATCAACATCTTCCTATGATCTGGGATGCTGTCAAGGATTATTATCGAGAATGGGATCGTCATCAGCTCCGCCATTTTAAAATGGAAAAACAAATGTTTGAAGGGGCTCCTCCCATTAATTTGGCACAAATGGCTGCTCTTAAGTTTTCGACTTATCATATGACATTTGGGTCAAAATTTGGATTTAATAATTCTTTTATGTCTAAAGAGAATTTTTATCCAAAAAAATTGCCAATGTTACTTAATGAATATTCCAATGACACGCATTACATGACCCAGAACGCTAAGAATATTATGGCTTCTCATGGTGCTAAAGCCCTTAGCATGATGTATGATTATATGGGTGTAAAGAAATATTTCAAGACTCGAGTTTTTACTTTCGATCTTGATGATTTACACCTTACGGTCAGCTTTAATCCTGGCACTTCTGCTGGCCCACGAAAGGGACCTTCTATTCCCACTATTCAAATATGTAATGTTACCTATAAAGTTACATCATCTGGGAAAAAAATAGACCAACTTGAATTTGTTTTACAGGAAATTCAACGGGCTTGGGAGAATTACTTGGAAACTGGTCGATTTGAAATGGAGAAGGACTTATGGTCCATTGCATATAAGCAAGAAGTGTTTAATGCATGGGACAAAGCCACTAAAGCAGAGTACGAGAAAATGGCAAATAAGTGTCGAGAGTTCTTCATCCCTTTTTGTAAGACCTATTTTATATCTTCGATAGTTGGTACGTACCGCCAAAATATTGAGAGAGGCTCTTTGATTAAGATAGGTTTTAGATGGTGGAAGGGAGGTGCTTATGAACTTGCTAAACAGTTACGTTACACGGAAAATGTTACTATGGGAAAAGGAGATGTTAAGAAAATGGATAAACATATTAAGCGGCATCTTCTTAATTTATTTAGCTCCGAGAATTTAAGATATTATAATTTCTCTGATGTGGACAAGACACACGGGGATTTTTTTAAAGAACTCGTAGAATGGGCAGGAGACTCGCTGGCAGTTAAGGTTGTTAACACAGTGGGTGATAGGTTTGTTGTAATGAATGGCGTTTTGCCATCTGGTGCCTATGAGACCTCTCATGCCAATTCTTGGATTATGGGCTATTTATATTTCTTGTTTTTAGCGCATTGTGCCACTGGACCTAATGGCACACGTGTAATGCAGGCAGTAGCTTCGGGGGCTATCGTATTTGTGGTATATGGAGATGATCATATATTGTCAACACCCACGGATTTATGGAATGTGTGTGGAGAACATAAGTTTAAAGAGTTTGTATTAGGCTTTGGACTTATTATTCAGGACGATGGACAGTTTCCTTTTTTGTCAAGAGTCGGCAAATATGGGGAGCTTATAGTTCCTGGAATTAGTTTTTTGCAACATTACTTTGTTCTGCGAGAGGAGGTGGGATTGGATGAGGATTATCCGCCAGTATTGCCATTTCGTCCTTCTCACAAAACGATAGTTAAAGTACCTTATGGATCAGGTGCTCCTCGATCAAATGTAGACAACGTCTTAGCCGTTATTGGTATGGCTTATGACAGCAAAGGCACAAATGAGTATACGTATCTCTTCCTTCGAGGATTGTATGCTACTTTGATAGAACCTGCCTTAGCTGAAGGGAGTACGCCTGGTGAGGACGTTGAAAATTTTTTACGTCGAGTTTCAGGATGTCCTACTTTGTCTTATGATATTACAAAGTTGTTAAGAAAAGGCTCCATAACTTTAGACGAGTTGGCTAATGGGTTTCCTGAGAGGATTTCGATTCTTCAAAAACACTTAGGAAGTACACCGGAATATCATAATCTATCGCGATTCCAGCCTGGAATGACGACTGATTAGATGGGGACTAGTCATTATTCTCATTGCGAGCGTGACTATAATCAGAAGAAACTTAAAAAACAGTGCAGATGTATCAGTGGTACCTG